GTAAACCTTTTCAGAGATTTGTTGCAGGGTTCTCCAACGTCCATCACGCATCAATTTCCAGACGTTGTAGAGTTGTGTGGTAAGGCGGTCTTTGTCACGCGCTGGGTCGTAGGTTTTTCCATCAAAAGACATCAACGATCTCCTGTAAAAATGCGGGGTCACCAGTCTAGGTGAACCAACGAAAGGGGTAACTGGCCCCCGCTGCCGGTGTTATTAACGCCACCTCCGGCTGGGCTTTACCAATTAGTCGTCTGTATCGTCCCAAGCATCGACCAGCTTGTTCAGGTCGGAGCCACCTTTAGGAACATTCTTACCAACGACAGCTTCCTTGCGAACTTCTGGTTCTGCACCATCATCTTCCTCAACCTTTGGTTTGGTTGGTTTTGCTGCTTTGACTGCCTTCGGTGCTGTACCTGCCACCTCAGACTGCGAGACAACCTTAGCATCGGTTTGCGATACAGTCATCGTGACGGCGTTCGTTGCCTCACGAGTCTGGCCTTTCTCAACAGCCACAGCGTACTCGTCGTCATTCAACCAACGCTTCGCTTCAAAGAACAGCTTAGGTACAGGAGCCTTTGTATCAAAACGCAGACGTGTAACAACTGCATCAGGACCTGCGCCCATCGCAGTCATGTAACGAGCGTACGCTTGCAGCGGACGGTTCTTACCTTCTTCCTTACCAAAGATCGACTGAGCAGGTAGCGCCAACTGCATAACGTCACCGTTCAGATCATTCTCCAGCACCACAGCGAGACGCTGGCTGTAACGGCATGCGCGGCTAGTGCCATCCCCTGAACCCGCGATGTTCTGTGGGCAGGTTGCACAGGTCGTGCTTTGTGGGTTATCCGCTTTAGTATCAGGACGCTCACCATCGGCAGACCAGCAAGCTGGGGCAGACGTATTACCTTCTTCGTACTTGCCCATGTAGAACGTGCGCGACACCTTGGGTGCAGCGTTGACAATAACTACATCGAGATAGCGCTCATCAATGGCAGCAACTTCCTCGCCGTTGGAGATCAGACGGAATACACCGCCTTTAATTGAGATGCGTTTGCCGCCACCTCCGCTGTTACCAGCTAGGGCTTTAGCAACTGCGGACAACTCACCGCGTTTAACAAAGGAAGGGACGGAGGAGGCGTTAAATTCAATAATGTTTGACATAGTTTTACTCATTTAGTTGGTTTACGAACACTGATCTGATACACCGTATCAGAGTTAAGCCCCGGCGGAACTAACGTCGGGTTTTCTTCAAGGAACTGCGCCATGTTGCGCTGGGCAATGCGACGTTCCAGAAGGTCTACGGCGTCGTTCTGGATAACAAAATCCTTGAACGACCCCCAATCTTGGGTGGTATAGCGGGTTTTAGTACCGAGCATGACAGTACCAGCGTCAGTCTTCATCGACTTCGTGCCTAGCGCCATCATCTGTGTCTTCATGGCGTTCTCGATCTCATCTTCCTGCGTGTCGAGTGCTGCCAGTTCTGCTTCGTACTGCGTGGTTAGCTCTGCCTTTGCGGTCCTGATTCTCAGGTAGACCTTGGCAAGCTTATCCATAGGGACAAGTTCTGTATTCATTGTTTACTCCATGTGGTTGGGTACATCTGTCAAACATTTTACAACCGGCTTTTTTAAGATGCAAGCTCTTCTTCATACAACTTCACTAGCACCGCGTGGTCATCGACCCGCCCTGCTAGCTTTTTAAACATCTTTCTTTCCAATTCGCTACCTTCGATATGCACGACCGTTACCTTGTCTGAGTTCTGGCCTACGCGGTCAGTACGCGCACAGCATTGCAGGTACGTCTCAACGCTCATGACTGGCCCCCAAAACACCACCGTGTCAGCGGCTGTCAGGGTGACTCCATGCGATGCAGACTGTGGCTGAATGACCAGTACACGCGGCGACTCCGTAGTCTGGAACTGCTTGAAGATAGCTGTGCGCTTGGCTGGTGTTACGTCGCCATGTATCTGTGCAATCTCAATATTGTTCTTTTGCAAAAACTCTGAGATGGTGTCGATGCTGTGCCGGTAGGGTGCAAACACCAGCACCTTGCGGCTTGTCTCTTCCAATACTTCTAGCAACACGTTCAAACGTGGGGAGCAGTCAAATGTAACGACCTCTTGGTTGTCGGTGTACGCCGCACCCGCGCTGATCTGTAGTAGCTTGTTGACCCCTGCCGCGGCGTTGACTGCGGTAACCGTTTCACCGGCGGCTTGCATCACCATGCGGTCCTTTAACATCTTGTAGTACTTAGCTTGCTGCGCCGTCAACGGTACTTCACGCGTGACGGTAATAACTGGGGGCAGATCGAGACACTGCGCTTTTGTAAACCTGATTGCTGGCTGCAAGGCATCATGCACATCGCCCCCTGACGTGGGTTTGGGCATCCACCTAAAACGTGTGGCTTGATACATCACCTTGTCGCGCCAGCCTGTAGCAAACTTAGGCACAGCATCAGGGTTGACCAGCTTAGCCAAACCATACGCATCTAGCGGCGACTGCGCGGCAGGAGTTCCTGTCATCATCCACAGGTGGGTGTTGGGCTTTAGTATCTTTAGCAGCGATTTGAACCGCTTAGTTCCTACGTTCTTGTACGCGTTGGCCTCATCCACAATAACCAGATCAAACTTGCCATCTTTAACTACTTCATCAGCAATTAAATTTAGACCGTCGTAATTAGTTATCACGAAGTCGTAACCGCCTTTGACCATCTCCAGCCTACGTGCAGCTTGCGAGTGGTGGGCTACGATACAACTGCGGTGAATGATGCTGTTGTTTAAATCCTGCATCCACGCCGAGGTCATGATTGACAGAGGACACAGCACCAAGCAGCGGCGCACTTCACCGACCTTCATTAAGTAATCAGCAGCCCACAGCGCCGACAAAGTTTTACCTGTGCCGGGTTCTGAGAACACAAAGCTGCGACGATTGAGCGTCAAGAAAGAAGACGTTTCACGTTGGTGTGCGAACGGCTTGAACCTGCCCGGCCAGTCGTATTTACCCTCGATAGGCGAGACAACTTTCTTTACACCCAGATTGCGCAGCACTCGCGCTTCATCCAAACCAAAATGTACTGCTACTTCGTATATACCGTTATCGTGACTGACTATCTTATGCTTCGGAATGATTGAATATTTTTCTGGATTACGTGTTCTCAAAAGATATAACTTGTTGTCAATGATCTGCATTACTTATTGTCTCCCTGATTCACGCTCTTGCTGCGCAACCGCAGGTTTCCTTTGGTTGACTTACCGCCTTTGCGTAGTGGCTTAACGTGGTCGATGTCTTTCCCGCTTCTATCAATACCCAGCTTGTCGTACATCCGACGCGCTCTTTGGCGCTCATGCTGGTCACTATCTGCACCGGACTTGCCGGTCTGTAAATCTCTTTTGTATTCTTTCTTGTAGTTTCTGGTTGCCATGCTGGCCTCCTAATGTTGAGGGTGATGCTCACAGTCAGTTACCGGACACCAACCACACAGCGGTGTTTGGTTCGGGTTCCATACATCAACACTATGGCTAGCTGCGAGACGCGCAACGCGCTCACGATAACGCCACCATAGCTGCTCTTGTTCTTCAGCGCCAACTTCGTGCGTAACCATTGACTTCTTTACCACGAACAACAACGCTGACTTCACACGTTTGATATGCGGGAAATGTTTGAACACCATCAGCGACATCAGGATTAACTGATCGCGGTCAGGGTATCTATCGTTTCCTGTTTTGTAGTCCACCACTCGCGCTGTAAAGTTATCGTCGTTAACGATAATCAAGTCAGCGATACCACGCACCCACACGTTCTCACTATCGAAAGCGCAGGGGTTTAAATCTTCTGTCAACGCCATCTCGTACTCAACAAACTTCCTGCCTGTCTTAGCTTTCAACGAGTCAAGCGTAGGTTGAACAAACGCAAATTGTTCTGGTAAAGGTGTGTCGTCTTGGATGTAGTCTTCTGCTGCTTTATGTAAGTCTTTACCGTAGCGTGTCTGCACCGTGTCTTGGAACGGAAACTTCTTCAACACTTTTACTTCGTGGTATCGACGAGCGCAGCCTTCAAAGTCTTTTAAACTACTATGCGACCATTTAACTTTTACTGGAATCATATCCGCCTCTGACAAACAAATGCCTGATGATCTACACGAAAGGCTCCTGCGTATTTGCAGTCACCGATCACTCTGCTTTCAACCTGCACTTGGCCTATCCATATACCAATCACAAACATAAGCACAGCAGCGAGAGACTTAGCCCACACAGCGTTAATCCAAGCAAAGATTTTACGGTAGTCAATTGTTTCAACAATCACTTAGCGTCTCCATATCGTTTAGCAACATCAATATCAGCATTGAGTGGAATCCCCGACATGTAGTCAGGGGTAGTAATCATCTGTTCAAGCACCCACGGCAAAGCGTCTGAAACGTGAGTTTCAGGTACGAGAACAGCAACTTCATCATGTACAGTTAGCACACAGGGATAACGCTCTTGTATACGCAGCATGCCATCGGTCATGATGCAACGAGCTACTGCCTGAACAATGTTTTCAGTCAGCTTCCCACCGTACAACTTCTTTTCATCGGGACCATACGACCACTGCATACGGCCTTTGTCGTCAGGTGTTCCTTTCAGATCAGGATAGCGCAAAGACAGGCCGCTTGGCAAGACGATTTGCCCTTGCTTAAATGTCACGCATTTGTGCGTGTATTCAACGCCATCTTTCAAGCTGCGTGAGATAAGCGACTGACACATATCCCAGTAATCAACCACAGGCTGCGCAGCAGCGCGGTACTTATCAATGATCTCTTTTGCAACTAAGCAATGTACTAACAACTCTTGCTCGGTGCATGTGTGCGGGATAGCACGCATCTTCTCAAGGTTCACAGGCCAGTCAACAAACTTGGCAACCTTTTCTGATGTCACACCAAGCTGACGCGCATCTGCTTTTGTATAGCGTAGTGGTGGCGCACCAAGGAACCCTGTTAGTAGCTGTGCTGCAAACGATGCCCAGCCTAAGTTATATCCTGCACCAAGCAACGCTGACTTAGCCGACTGCCGTTCCACAGGATGTGTGTCCTTTGTCATGCCGGGCAAGTTAAACATCTGCGCACCGAACGTAGCATACGCATCACCGCCTGAACGAAACACATCAAGCAGCGCATCGTAACCAGACAGCCAAGCCAATACACGCGGCTCGATCTGCGAGAGGTCAGAGACAATCAACATGTAGCCATCTGGTGCAAGGATAGACTTACGCAAGAACGAACCACGCTTCATGTTCTGCATGTTGATACCGCTGCCTCTGCTAGCAGACCAGCGCCCTGTGTGTGCGCCGTAATAGTTCAACGGGACTGGGAGTGTTCCTCGCTGCGAGATGTCATAAAATCGCTGCGCTCTCGTACGCTCCAATGTTGATTTAACTCGCAGTCGTGCTTGGCATAGGAGTGCAACGTCTTTTCGTTCTCCATTAAGTAGCGCTTGGAAGTGTGCATCATTCTTCGCAAGTGCCAGCGTCTTTTTGCCTGTAGTCTTACTGATCTTAGTCGGTACTTCGCATCCCAAAGCTTCCAATAAATCTGCG